TTTTAAGTAGGGTAGCGGCAATTCCAGCTTCGAATTTACTTCTGTACTTTTGTTTAGAACTCGTCTGCTGCAACGTTTGAGACTGGCATTGGACATTCTTCACTTTGTGCCTGTGGTTCCTCTGTTTGAAAGCCATACCCAGTTGCACTTCTTGCATATTCCACGTGGTTTTTGATCATGACTGCTTCGATTTGAATTTTAATTCCAACTCCAAAAGCAGGTGTTTCCCATCCACTACAACGCAGATTTACTTGGCCTGTAGTGCCTGGACCACACTTGTTAACCAAAGTCTTTTGACTGTCAGACATAGTAGAACCATCAGCATTAAATAAAGCTGGTGCTCTGTTCTTCCAAACAGTTCCATCAGGTCTGCTTCCTCCTACCTTTGTCTTAGCTTTGATCTTGAAGTAACCCTTAGTTTCTCCTCCATCAGTAACTTCTTCAAAACCCCAAGGGAGTTGAGCAAGTTTAAATTTCTTACTAGGACTGGCAGCTTTTAACTGAGCTTTCCATCTATCAAGAAGACTAGTTAATTGGCTTTCAATTTCCTGTGATTCTTCCTGTTCAACAAGGCAAGTGATCCTCCACTCCCCCATTGGATCAAATTTAGTGTCTGGTTCTACAAGCCATGCGAATTGAAATTTGCAAATTGGTGTAGTGACGTTGAGGATTTCAGATTTGGGATTCATTTGTGAGAATCGGTTATTAGGTCGGTTGTAATCGCTTGAAAACCTTAAAGGTCTGTCATGCGTAAGATTTATAGTACTGTCTACTGCTCCCTTTTCATGAAAATACATAAGGAGCTGACATAACTTCATTAATATGTAACTTTCCCATGTCTAAAGGTGATGGTAATTTACTTGGATCTTTTAATTGTTTAGCTGCTTGATTATAAAGATTATCTAATACATAATCTTGATAAATCTCTACAAAACTTTCCTTAGCACAGTTAATAAAATCCTCTATATCTGAAGCAGGAGCTCCGAAACAATCGTGGATTGTCGTAAACTGATTTAATCCTTTTGCTTTTGTTTTTTGTAATGCTAAATGAACATTAGCAGCATCTAAACTATGAATAAAATTAGCAGGAAAACTTTGAGTTGTTTTCTTTTTATCTAAATTTTTTGTATTTTCCTGAAGTGAGACTAACATGCTGCTGGAACCAATCTTAGTCTTAATTCTTTTGCTTTTAGTCATTAAATAATTCTGTTTGACAAAGAATCTAGAAGGTGTAGTCCATTCAATCATTTTATCTTCTTTAGCAAAACATCTAGCAATACTATTTAAATAATTCATAACATTAGAAGCAGTAGGACATACATTATCTACTGATTTTTTTATCTTTATTGCAAGATAATGATAGTGTTTAAAGCTATCTGAACCCCAAGGAAAATCTATTTTTTCTTTTGCAACGTAGTCTTTAATTATATTAGAAATACCGTAAACAGTTCCTGAATAAGGTATGCACATAATAGGCTTTTTTATTAATTTTCTTGTTATTAACTCCTTATGAATAAGCCAATCCTTTGCATAACGATTGTCACTATCTGTAAGATTATCTATTAAATTTATTCTTATATTGTCATATAAATCTTGTGGTTTTTCAGAAGCTAGAAGATTAACAGAAGCAGCAAGATCCTGATCAAGAGTTAAAGCAGCAAGATGTTGAAAACCATTGTTACTGCCATCTAAAAGGACAGGATGTTTACTAATAAAACCAAAACCTTCTTCATGAAACTGATTCCATTCCAAACACCAACTAAGGAATTGAAACGGATTATCAGCTTTAGACCAAAGACCTACATATCCTTCAGGATTACCAGCAACATCAATTGCCATATGTTTTCCTTCGTTGTATGCCCATTCAATCCTTTCCTTAAAGCTTTTCTTGTTTAACCCCCAGTGATTTGCTCCAGCAATACCTAACCAGCCAGCATCTTTTTCATTTTTAATTGGACCTCCTTCAGCAAACTGATGAAGACCCCTGGATAAATCTGTTGTCTGTGGGTTGAAGGTACCTGATACCGGATAAATTCGTCCGGTAAAATCTGCTTGGGCTACATGCCAAAAAGAATTAGAACTAAATTTTTCACCTGTATCAAGCATCATCATGCATTGAAATCTTTTAGCTCGGTTATGTGCATTTAGGTCATGGATAATAGAAGCCTGTCTCCTCCACCTTTTACGAGCTAAATCATTAGTTGCTATATCAAATGGCTTAGGTGGTAAAGGTTCAGGTTCAGCATCTATCAAACAGCCAACAGGAGTGTTTGTATTCCAGCAGTAGTTAGCTACATCTAAGACTTTTTCATTGACTGACCACTCAGTACCTTGCAAGGCATTAAGAGCTTCATAAAAAGCAGTTGGAGTTTTGCTCCTTAAGTCATTTAGATAAATAGTGTCAGAAGTTTTTACCTCCTTAATCCGTCTCAACCTTTCAGAATAAAAACCACCATCAGGCCATTCTCTAGGTTGAATTAGACATGGCATTAGTAATGGATAAGCAGCTAATCTGCTACTTTTTTGTCTCTTTATCCATTCCATAGACTCTTCTGTAAATTCCAGATAAGTCTTCCTGGTTTTGTTATGGAAATTACCCCTAGTAACCATCTTTACTAGGCCAACAGATTGCATTAGCAGTTCAATTAGCTTTAGTCCTATTCTTAACTTGTCTTCTTTATTCCATCCTTGAAATTCATAACCCTTATTACGCATATGACCCATCATCATGGTTCTTCTATAAACCGGATGTTTTGTATCTGATATGTGTTCGTTTAATACTTGAAAAAACCTAGAATCTTTTTCCTCAAAGACAGAGAATCTAAGTTCATCTTCTAATAAATTTCCAATTTTAATAGAAACAGCTGTAGCAGTAGCTTTTTCATTACTAACTAAATCAATTACAGCTTTCCAAGTGATATATGAAACAACATCTTGATCAGGAAACTTTTGCAATAGTTTTGCTGCAATAGCTTTTGGTCCTGGCTTACCTCGCCAAGCTCTATCAACAAATTTCTGTATTTCATCAGATAAAGGTTGTAAACCTGCCTTTATTAGATGAACTGCATAGCTATTCTCTGAAGCTCTACCTTTTTCAATGTTTGTTTTAATTCTTTTACGATAGGAGTCAATACCTCTTGACTCCATTTCGTTTTCTATCTGTATTTGTATTTTTGTTGGATTCATTAAATCTTCTCCCATTTATCTAATTCAAGCATGAAATTTGCTGTCTCAGCTGCAAATTTAGGAGATACAGTTTGAGCAATCATAAGAATTGCTAACTGCTTTTTTTCTCCTTCTGGTAGGTCAGATAAAATGTTTAAACAGTCTTTGACTTTGTTAGAAATACCAGTGAATTGTTCTTTGTTAATTGGCATTAGTTTTTCTCCTTATTTAGTTGATTAACCCATTCCTTAAGATCTTGAAGAATTTCTTCTAACTCTTCTGTCTTAAGTTTTGGTTGATTAGATTTACCAATCTTTTTTCTAAAAATTGATCGAAGTTCATTAACTTCATATTCTCTAGTTGAGAACAAGTGACCGCACTTCTTACACTTCCGCCTCCTTGTTAAGTAGGAAGTGTTGTCTCTGTTTCTTGTACTTACTGAAGGAGCGTTAGGAACTTTCTCCTGACGCCCTCCAGCAGATACAAAACTTACGGCACCACAAGATGGGCACTTAAGAGTCATAACTAAAAAAGCATATGCAAAGTAAAGAAAAATCCGGCCAGGGATATTAAGACGATTTGCCTTTCCCTTAGCGTTTGAAGCTCCTCCTGTTGGCTGTCAATAACAACCAATGCAGATGTGACTATCTCTTCCTTTGTGGAAGACATAGTGATGTTGTGTTTCATTTGTAAATAGATTTCTGGGGCTTTTGGAGTCGGTTGAGGACTCCATAGAACACTAAAAGTGCTCTAGGGAACCGTCAATAATTCGGCTAGGGATATATAAACCTTTGAAGCAATAGAAAGAAAAAAAGAGAGACCATAGGTTTATATGGTCTCTACGTATTAGATCTCGTTAAAAAGCCAGGCATCTGCTTCATAAGCAGCTTGTGCAGCTTTATATTCCTTATCGGATAATTCCCGATAATCCTTTTCTAATTGCTTTTGGTATTCCTCAGGTGAGGATCCATAAGCTTTAAAAAGTTGCTTTTCATTCATTAATCATTTACTAGGTTAAAGGGTTAAAAATAACCCTATGAAAGGCCCATAAAGAGCCTTTCAGAGGATCATCTATTGACCGAAGTAGAATAAACCTACATACCACTCAAGAGCTGCTCTTACCTCATCATTAGAAGCATCATCAATATCATCACTAGGCCAATAACCTTGCCAAGGTTTAAACCAGTCTTGATATTGAATTTCTACATTCCCTGATGGTTCCCCATGCTCATCTAAATCAGTAATAATTTGACAACTAGGACCACCCCAGGTGAGTAGTAAACGTCCTTGACTAGCTTTTAGTTCACTTCCTACAGACTGCCAACATGATTGCCTATATTCAACAGACAAAACAGACTGCTCTGCTTCTTCTCTTAGGTCATCTTCATTCCTTGCATCAGGATCATTATCAGGAACATTAGTCACTGTTTCATATTCCCTATGCCAAGAAATAATTGACTCAAGCTTTGCCTTAGCATTATCTAAAGCATGATCTTTCTCTGCTGTTGCAGTAGTCATAAGTTTTAAAAGGTTCAGTTTTAGAAGGGTAATAAATACCCTGTGGAATCCTTCTTAAAGGACTCCATAGGATAATTAATTGAACACTTCTTTTTTGATGTGTTCCAGGTTAGTTGCTTCTAAGCTGTCACGATCATAAAAGCAATATCTAGCATCACTACCAACCGGCCTGATACTATCTATTATTTCGTGGCATCTTGCAGCAAGTTCGTCATCAAGTTCGGCCATACGTCTTTCAACAGTTTGGATCAATCTTGATTCTTCTTGCCAATGCTTGACAATGTAGAAGTTGGTCATAGGTTTTAAAGGTTCTCTGGGACTGGCTACCAGGTCAAAACCTGATAACTGAATTTATTATAAGCCTACTTAGTATATTTAACAAACTACCTAGTACTTTCTCCCTTCACTTCCCCCTGATAGCTTCATTGTTTCATTTTGTTAAGACTGTTTGACTCTTTTGGAGGGTTATCGATGAAATACACAAAGAGGTATAAATACCTAGTACCACTAAATGACTGCCTATTTCCCCCCTTTTGTGTCCAATTCGTGTCCAGTTCGTATATTTAAATTAATAGTTACTGGTACCACTAGGCTTTTAGGTTATGCATAACTGTTCTTACAGCAGTTATGCAAGGTAAAAAGGTAAAAAAAGTCTTGAAATATCTAAAAAAAGAAGTCAAAGGGGGGAATTTTAAAGTTTTGTATATACGTATACCCCTTCAGATTTTTTCGTGAAAACAAAGGGGGCTTGAAGCCCCCAAGAGAAGGTCAAAACCCACCAACCAACCCCTTTAGTAGGTTATCAAGACGGCCCAGAAGTGTCTTGAAGGTTAGCTAAAGACTGACCTAAGAGGACTATAGGGCTGTTATAGGATAAAGCTATAAGAGGTTATAGGAGTAGATATAGGATTGTTAGTGGATTGTTATTGGTTAAGAAGAATAAGAAAGAATCTGTATCAGAAAGTCGTATGGAGTATCTTGTGTAGTCATGTGTAGTCATGTGTTAATAGCTTGTTACCTCTCACCCCCCTTTCCCCCCTCTCTCCAATAGTGATACCTAATAAGCTGAGCTAATGAATGAGGTATCAGAGGTATCAGCTTGTCTTATTTGTTCAGAGGACATACCAAGTGCTGTTTGTGTAATGGTGTTATTCATAGAGGAGCCCCAATTATCTAAGTGAAGTTTAAGTAATTCATCTTTTCTGCTTTGAATATTTCTATCTTCATCAGCGGACATGTAGTCAGTCCAAAAGGAAACAGCACCAGATAGAGCATCAAGGATGTCATCGTGAACTAGGGAGCCTTTATGACGTGTTATACGAGACATTTGATAAAAGAGTTGAAGTTTAAGTTTTCGTTCAGGAGCTTCGTTAGGATTAGATCTGTAATCTTTGTCAACAACTTTTCTATCAATTATTAGTCTGTGAGAGTTCATGACAGGTTCAAGGGTGTCAATAATTCTAAATTCTTTAGTTTTGTTATTACGGACATTTTCTACTTGGCAGGGGTGATAACGCATTAAATAGGGTTTAAGGAGTTCAGCAAACATGCCACCACCAAAGTTTTCTTCAACGATGATGGTATTAACTTTATGGTCTCTAGCAAGTTTGGATAATTTAACTAGTACTGGTTCGTCATAACCACCTATAAGACCTCCAGCATCGGTTACAAAGAGGTTTCCATTAAGCATCTTGACGATTGCATAACCAGTAGCATCTTTACCCTTTCCAGAGGGGTCAACAGACATAACTGAACCTGTGTATTCAATCCAATCACCAAATTCCTGAGCAGGTCTGTAATAGCGGTCTCCATTAAAACCAACACAAGGAAGATCAGGAAGAGAATATTCAGGGGAGTTAGACCAAATAATTTTTTCTGGAGCGTGTTCTGGGTTAACTGATGAAATTATTAAGTCAGAAAGTTTAAGAGGGTATCTATCTTGGTCGGATAGGGAAGTATCCAACATAAACTGTAGAGAAAAGCCAGAACGTCCATAGGAGGCTTCACGTTCCATTAGATCTATTGAATTGAATCTATCTGGGTCAACAGGATCTTTAGGGCTTACAAGCTCATCTAAGAGCCTTTGGTGAAGTTTAGGAGCAAGTCTGTCTCCATAGTTATTTTTAAGAGAAGGGTATCTAGCAGGCCAAATACAAGTTGTATATCCACGTTCTTCAAGAGTGTTGTAAAGAGATTGTTCTGTTTGAGGAGTACCAAGAAAAGTAATAACACCTTTAGGTTTAAGTATTGCGTCAAATTCTTTAACAGCTTCTGAAAGTTTATCTCTCATGGGTTGAGTTAAAGAATTATTAGGAACTTCTACGTCATCAGCAACTACTTCATCTGCTCTAGATCCAGCCATTTGTCCTAAGACCCCTACAGACTTCACAGAAGGGGCATGGTCAGCTCTTGCTGGTCTTACATCAAAACT